CACTTGAGTAAGGCACCAGTCCCGTCGAGTTGATCTCTCGGGGGTTTGGCCATCACACGATATCCCCTAACCAAGGGGATGTGACGGTTTGGACATGCTCGCTGGAACTTACGTCCCAGTACCTCCTCGGAATGAACCCCGAGGGAGCAGTCCCTGCCTAGTAACGGTGAGGCTGGACGCACATTTGGGAAGAATGTGATAACCTTCCTAATGCGTTGGTCCAACCACCCGACCGTCTTCCAGTAGCCAGCTTGGTAAAGCTGGTTCCTGAGAGAGACGATCGACATAACACCGTCAGCGTCCTGCCGTTCGGTTGGGAACATATCCCTGACCCGGACAATTGACACGTCCTGGCCAGAGTAATATTCCTTTCCGCAAGACTCTCTGAACTTTCCAGTCCAGAAAGACTTGTCGAGTCCTACTTTTGCACCGAAATGCTCAAGTACCTCGATAACGGACAGCACATGGTCTTCGGGAACGATTAGATCGTCCCCGTAGACACGCACCGAAGAGGAAAAGGAATTTACTTCCTTACCTCCAAATGGCGTGTTGAGCGACTTCTGGATCCCCAGAAAGATCAATGTCGTGAAGACCATCGCTTCTATAGGGAAACAGAGCGCTGAACCCATAGACGCATACTTGGATAGTCTGATCACCTTTTCAGGTTGACCAGCTAGACTGGGTATGACGGCCCGTCTTGACCTAGTCGCATCGATGGCCTCCAACAATGTTGGCCACCGATCGAACATAGTCCTGACGAGCTGATTGGAAACACGATCGGAAGCGTCACTCAAATCGAGTGTCGCGAGTCCCTTGCCAAGGGAACCGCGACGAGCCATACGCTGATTAGGCGTCTGGTCGTCAAATCCGATCATCCTCGAGAGGAGGTTATCCCTCTCGAAGAACTCGAGGAATGTACGGTACACAGCTTGCTGCATATATTGCATGCAAACTGGTTCCATAGCAATTACTCGAGGTGTCTTCATCGTCTTAGGTACAAGGGCCACCTTAACAGGTAGCTCCTGACCGGGTTCGATGATGTCAACTAGCGGTCCCTCGCGGATTTCATCCACGGGGGTAGCCGTCAGGTACTCCCAGTGCCGGAAACCGGCCTGTTGGAGTCGACTGGTCCAGGTCCGCTGCCGATACTTTCCGTTTCCGGAAACTCGGTCAGCGGTGGCACCTGGTCCATGCTTAGGCAGAATTGGCCCCTCCTGAAGTCTTAACTCCAGTTGGGAAAACAACTCGCCATAGAGCAAATTCGACATTTGTCTAAACTCCGCAATATCACTATCACGGAGCTCAGTGTCGAATCGTCGGACATCATACTCACACTCGACGTATTTGCGTATCGCTTTGAGCTGCCGAGCTTTAGAGCAAGGCAACTCAATTTTGCCGAACATCAGCGTTAGCTGACGCAAGGCAATTATTGAATCGATACATGGATCGTCGAGCAACGTGCCACTGTTCCTGTCGAACACACGGCTGAAGAAACCTCCTAGAAATAGGGGGAGACTTCTCCCACGTTCTGTTATGAACGCGGGATGGATACCGACCTGTCCTTGGTCAAGCCATTTTTGTATGGCCTTTCCAAATTCAGGTAGGGTTATCGTCAAAAACGACAACCCCTCATGTTCGACACGACTGCGGACGGTATTAATGTCCGCAGTGGCGCTAGTGCAGCATAGGCTGGCAGATTCCTCTGCCAGCCGGGACCAGAGTGAC